CACCTGAATCCCCGCGACGCTGGAGACCGTCAGAACCCCACCCGACGTCATGTTGCTAAAGGTCGGCGTGGCCACCGCGCTCGCTCGACGGAGATACCAGTCCATGTGCTGATCGTCGACGCCGACCGCATCGGTGGTCACCCATCGCTCGACCAAGGTGAAGACCGTGCTCGCGACGACGGTCAGCACAAAGGCATGAGTCTTCGGGTTGGTATCCGCGCCGATCCGACGCGCCGTATTGGTGAGCGGCTCAGTGAGCCGGAACTCGAAGTCTTCGTCCGCGGCGATCGTACTCACCCCGCCACCGAGCGTGACACTGCCCGCCACGGCATCCGCCGCCGTGATCGCAAACGTCCGGCCGGTTTTGACCCGGAGGAGATAGGCCCCGACCCACTGATCTGCGAAGGCGATGGGCGAGCTCCCACCGTTCCGATCGCTGAGTGCGATCACGGTGCCGCTTGGCGCGCCCCCTTTCCAGCGGGCTCGCCCGAGGATCCCGGGGAAGCTGTCCGGCGCCGTGCCACCGCGGACCAGCAGGCGCGTCGCCTGGAGCGTGGGGTCGGTCCGCACCACCAGCGACCGAAGGCTACAGTGTGGATGAAAAATCGGCGTCGCGGCACTGGCGCCGATCTGCGTGACCAGATCCAGCTTGTAGTCGGTCGTGCCATTCCGACGGAGCCGGAGCTCACACGGCACGTCCATTTCCCGCAGGGCGTCGCGGACCGCGAGCGCCAGTTGCCAGGGCGTTAAGCGGTTGACGCTGATCGCAGGGATGACGAGTGTCGGGTCCACCGTGCCCAGCGTGATCCAGGAGGCGAGGTTCGGGATCACGTAGCTGGAGAGGATGCTCGAGGCGGTGCGTTCCGCGATCTCGTAGTCGAAGATCCGCTCGCCGTTGCTGAGCTCCGACACCCAGCCCTTCCCGCTCGCGGCCCCAGGCCGCTCGGCCAAATCGAGGCTCAAGGGGACGCCTTGCACGCTGACACGGCCGCGAAGCGCCCGACCCTGGACGAGGCCGCCCAGGCGCCACTCGTCGAACGAGTCGTCCTCCCACATCTCGGTGATAACCCGGCCGGCGCGCATCTGGGCGGTGATGCTCCGGGGCTCGCCCTGGCGATCCACCCGGGCGTAGGCGAAACTCAGCGACTCCTGCTCCTCGATCGCCATCAGGTCACTGGCCTCGAGCAGCTCCTCGGGGTGCAGCACCCCGTAAATAACGGCAGGACCGGCTTGACAGGCCAGACGATCGGACAGTTTTAGATATGCGAGGCTGGGCATTAGAGAACCGGCCGTGTTAGGCCGCTCGCAGGACGGCGATCGGTTCGGCCCCGGCCGCGAGGCGCAGGGCGAAGAGCACCAGGAAGCCCTGGTTGGCGGGGGTCGGATCCTGATTCAGATACAGCGTCTGAGCCGCCCAGGCCGCGTCGAGCGCGTTGGCGGCGGAGGCGGAGCCACTTGTCTCCGCGGCGCCGTTGACCGAAGCGAACTGCTGGAGGCTGCCATCCGCGCCGAGGACCGTGCGCCACTCGAGGAGGTTGTTGAGCACGACGGTGGCCGCGGCGGCACTGGTCACCGTCCCGGCGGCGCTCCTGTGGGTGCCGGTGAGGCTCGCCGCCCCGCTCGTCCGATGCACAGTGAGCCGGGTGCCGGCGGCGGTCCCCAACGCAGCCAGGAACGAGCCGTCGAAGACCGAGGGCTGTAGGCTCCGCGCCTTCCCGTACAGGGTGAGCGCCCGGGGCACCACGTTGCAGACCAGCGAGCAGCTGTCCGCGTTGCGCGTCACCGTGGCGGTAGTCGTGGGGAGGTATGACGAGGGGAAGAGCGCGTTCTCCGCCTGCATGCCGCCGGCGTAGACGGTGCCGGTGGTGGCCACCGCCAGCCCCGAGGTGGTCGCGGGATAGAGCTGGACCGAGTTGACATTGGCGGCCGTGACCGCGGTCGTCTGGAACCGGAACCGGTAGACCCCGTCGCTCAGGAACTCGCCGTTGGTCCCGCCGAGGTTGGTGCCCGTCGTCATCGTGACCGTGGGCACGCCAGCGGACCAGGTGATCACAGCGAGCAAGCGATCGGCCGCGGCCGTGGTGTCGCGGAGCCGGACCACGGTCGAGGTCGAGGTCCCCGCCGCGAGATGGAGGCTCACCGCCTTGGCCGCGTTGCCGGTGAACGAGGCCGGCTGTGTATAGCCCTCCAGCGCCGTGCCATCATCATCGCCGAGCAGGTCGAGGGTCAGCACCCCGCACAGCTTGGCCGCCACGGTGCGCGTCGGCGTCCCCACCGTCGCCCAGGTCGCCCCGAAATTCTCCGACTGGAGGAGTAGATTCGTCCGCGTCCCCTCGAGCAAGAGCCCGGGCGTCTCGCGAACACCATCGCCGTCAAGATCCACCCATTCGAACCGGGGCTCTGAGTGCACGGCGAGGTTGACCCGGCCGCCGGCGTCGATCATCGTCCCCACCGTCGCCCGGGCGAAGGTCGCCGCCTGCCCCGTGAGCGCGGTGAGGAGGCGATCCGGACGCTCCAAGCAGGAGTCGGCGCTCCAGTCCAGAAGGAAGCGGGACCGACGGCCGGCGCGGGGGAGGATCTGAGTCACCGGTATCTCCGCCGATAAGTCACTGTCCCCTTCGGGCTTCCGGCCGTCGCGGCCAGCTCGACCGTCGGATAGATCGCGTCCTCAACCCAGCCGTCGGCCGGCCGGAGGAGTGGGAAATCGCCTGAGGTCCAGAGCGATTCGGCGGCGCTGAGGGTCCCGGCGAGTGACTTGCTGATCACTGCGCGGAACGCATCGATGAGGAGGTAATCGGTCGCCCCGAGTACGCCGCCACCGAGCGAGGCGGTGCTGAACCCCATCGACTGCACGGGATCGCCCGCCGCATTCCGGACCACGATCGAGGGGTTGGTCAGGGTCGCGCCGCTCCCGTGGACGCTGATCATCGGGGCACTGTGGTCCGTCCCGATGGGGCAGGCCGTGCGGCTTGTACTGAGACCGTACCCGTCGGAGTGGGACCGGAATGCCACGCTGTCCTTGACCAGGAACCCGAGCGTCACTTTGACGATGCCGTTGACGATGCCAATCGCATCCGGCTCGCCGCTACTCTGGTCGAGCGTCGCGAGACAGTAGCGATCGGGCGCGTAGATGGTGCGGACCCGGACTTCGCCTTCACCGACCGCGGCGTAGAGCGCGTCCAGCGCGATGCGAGCAGTCGCCATGGACGCCGTATCGAGGACGCCCGTAATCGTCGCTCGACTGGCTGACGGCCGGATGAGTCGAGGATCGATCAACGCGCCCCACATCTCGGGTCCGTCGAGGAGATCGACCTCCCGGGAGGCGGTCCCGAGCCCCCCGGGCCAGCCGTCGAGCGCCGTCACCTCCAGGGAGAAGTCGGCCTGGAGGTCGCGTTCGTCGAGATAACAGATGCCGGTCGCCATCAGTGCCGTCCCACGTCGCCGCTGAAGAGCTGCTGCTTGGGCACCTGAGCCCCAAGGGCTTCGTCGAGCTTACGCTCGAGGTCCCGCACGATGCGCGTGATGTCGGCCTCGGAGACATCGGCTCCGAACCGATTGGTAATCCGGATCACGATCCCGCTGCCGCCGCCAGTCCCGGTGCGGGTATTGATCTCGATGGCCCGGAGGATCTCCACCTCGCTCCGCTGGAGATCGACCAGGAGCAGGGCTGACTGGTCGGTCACCACGCTCGAGACGGCCGTGAGGGCCTGGGCCGCCCCACCCCCGCCACGGGCGATGGCCTGGAGTCCCATCGGCGCACTGAGGCCGATGAGCGCATTCCCCCGTTCCCCTTCGATGACATCGAGCCAGCGCTGGTAGGCGGTCTGGGTGACGCGACCGGCCTGGAGCTCCTGGAGCGCCTTGTCCCGTTCTTGACGAGCGGCTTCGTTGATCCGGATCGTGTCGGCTTCGGCGCCGCGGCCCGCGAGCCGCGCCTCGCGCTCCGCGATACTGGCGGCATGCTGGGCCTGGGCCTCTTGCGCCTCGGCCAGTGCGCGAGCGGCCTCCGTCGCGTCACGGGTCGCGTCCACCTGGTCTTGGAGACTCTGGATGTAGGCGAGCTGGGCGAGTTGGGCCTCGGACCATCCCTCACGCACCGCCTCCTGCATCGCGATTTCCTGCTGCAGCTCGCGGGTGAGGTCGCGGGCTTGCCGGCGCCGCTCGGCCGCGAGCCCCGTATCGCCCCGGAGCTCGGCCAGGTCCGCTTCGAGTCCGAGGGCGGTGCTGGCGAGCTCGGTGGTGCGTTGGAGGGCTTCGGCCGCCGCGCGGGCCGCCACGGCTTCCCGTTCAAGCGCCTGGACATGCTCGAGCGTCGCCATGAGCGCGGCCCGCTCTGCCTCCGGCAGATCACGGAACTGCTGGAGGAACGCCTCGAACTCCGCTTGCTGTTCCGCGAGCAGCCGCGCGGTGGCCGCGGCCCGCCCTTGTCCGGTGGCTTCCAGCTCCCGCGCGAACAAGCCCTGGCGCGTGGTCGAGGCGTCCTTCGTGATTTGGCCGAGCAGGATCGCCTGCTGCTGCCGGTACGATTCGGTCGCCCGCTGGATCTCCCCCGCCTTATCCGCCATCGTGGCGGCCGAGGTGTTGATCGTGTTGACCAGATCCGCGTACTCGCGGGCAAGGCGCTCCATGGGCGACTCGACGGCCGCCGTCGCGCGGGCGAAGGCATCCACCGCGCTGGCCATCTCTCGAGCCGCTTCCCGCGCCGCCTTGCCCCCGTCGCCGAAGACCGAGCCCAGGAGTTTAAGCGCACCCGAGATGACGCCCAGCGGGTTTTTGGTCGCCAGCCCTTCCCCTAGTTCGACCACGCCTGAGAGCGCGCTCGCCGTCCGCTGGTCCAGGACGTCTAATGCGATCGCGAGGTTGAGGGTGGCGTCGATGGCCTGCCGGATCTGCCCGATCGTGCGCTCACGCTCGAGCCGGAGGAGCCGCTCTTCGTCCGCCGTCCGTTTCGTCTCCTCGGCGGAATCGGCCGCCGCGTCCCGGATCTGGTCAATGGCAAAGGCGAGCCGCTTGGCCGTGTCGCTGAACTTCAAGCCTCCTCGTGCGTCAAGCGCGTCGGCGGCGGCGAGCCATCGCTGACCGCCCACCGAGGGTAGCGCCCCGGTGCCGACGACTCCCGGTCGAGGACCCTCGCCCCGGAGCATCGCATCGCGGATCTTGAGACTCTCGGTCATGATCCGCTGGAGCTCGTGCTGGCGGGCCAGTTCCTTCTGGTGCTCGGTTTCGCGCTTGCGCGCCAGGGCCTCCTGTCGCTGCCGCTCGCGTTCGGCTGCCTCCTCCCGGATCCGATCGAGGTCCCGTTGGAACTGCGCCTGCGCATCCTGGTACCTCGCCACCAGTTGATTGGCTTCGCGGAGGGCCTCCCGGGTGGCGTTGGGGATCCGACCGAAGAACGTTTCCTGATTCTCGGCCACCTGCCGGAGCGACTCGGCTCTCGCCCGGGCCTGGTCGAGCAGCGCGCCGATCACGTCGAGGTCGACTTCGGCCTCACGCCCCGACTGTTTCCGCTCCTGCGCAGCTAGATCCTGCGCCCGCTTGAGCAGCGCCTCCAGCCCCTCTTTCGCTTCTTTGGAGTCGCGGTTGAGCAGCCGCATGGCGACGCCAATGGCGGCGATGCCGGCGAGCACACCGACGGTGACAGGAGTCCCGACGCCCAACTGACCGACGATGCCGACCAATCGCGCCAGGGGACCCTGGACGCCAACCACATCGCCCGCGAGGATCGTGAGCGGGCCGCGTAGCTGTCGCATCGACTGGGACCAGTTGATGGTGCCCGTGGTGAGCGTGGTGAAGGATCGTGCCGTCGCCTGAGCGGCCGTACGGACCTGCTGGTGATCGGCGGCCCACTGCTGGCCGGCGCGCTGCAAGCCCTGGAGCTCGCCCTGGGTCTGCCGGGCCGACGTCTGAATCGCCTGCATGCCCCGGGTCCACTCGTCCCGGCCCCGCAGCACCCCCGCCGAGCCGATCGTGAGCTCGATCCCCGTCACCGGCAGCGTCATCGTGTCTTCGTCCGCTCCTGTTGGGCTCGCATCGCCGTCAGTCGCTCGTGCTGGATCGCGAAGTACTCACCATCCATCATCTGCAGCACCGTCACCACGTCGTCGACGGGCAGGCCGTGGTCCACCGCGTACCGCCGGATCGCCTCGTACCCCAGCGGGTTGGCCCCGCCCTGGTGAAAGCCCCGCTGCTGATCGAGCACCCGATAGGCCCGCCAGTACACCTCCACGGCCGGGGTCACCCGAAGCGTCAGCGCCGCCGGCAGTGGCTGTCCCGCCCGGATCAGGGCACGGTGGGTGGCGGCGCGCTCTCGTCCGCTCGGGTGTTCGAGCTCGGCGCGGAGGACGGCGCGAAGTCTTTTCCCAGGGCTACGATTGCCCCCCGGCGCTCCTCGCGTCGCCGCCGCACTTCGGCCATGACCTCGAGCAGTAGCGGCCGGATGTCGCGCGCCACCTGCCGCTTGGCGTCCACCGTGCAGGGCATCGGTGTCCCCTCGGCGTCGGTGGCATCCCACGCCACGACAGCCGTCTCGAACTCGCGGACGGTCACGCGGTCGCGGAGGTCCGACGGCATCTCCCACCAATCGAGCGCGAGGTAGTCCTTGACCAGGATGGCGCGGTCGACGGCGCACCGGTCCCACTCGGCCGCCCAATCAGGAAGCAGCCAGAGGGTGATCCCACGCGACGTGGTAAACGGCACTCCGCGCGCCGCGGCCTCGATGTCGGGTTGGTAGAGCTCGTACAGGTTCTTCGCCACACACCCTCCTCATGGGAAACGCCCCGCTCGGCGATGGTGCACCCCGAACCGCGGTTCGGGCATCGTCGAGTCGGGGCGTCGCGACTCTCCCCTCTTTCACCCGCGCGCCGGTGCACGCGACGGCGGGCTCTGCGATCAGTCCGACCAGGTCCTCAGACGGCGTACTCCTCTAGACGGCACAACATCACGCTGGCGGAGAGATTGGTCTGGCGGCGCGCGCTGAACCCATAGGGCACCTGCAGCTGGCCATCCGCCTGGATCCCCTGCACGGCGCCGCTGGCGAGCTTGGCCGACGGATAGTCCACGATGAAGGCGCGCGTCCCGTTGGGATCCGTGAAGATCGAGTGGAGCGACGTCTCGGTATCGTTCCCGAGCTTGTCGAGCGTGGCCTTGCTGTCGTAGTAGGCCTGCAGCGCCACCGTCGGCCGGAAGCGCTGGCGGGTGATCCGACCGAAGCCACGACGCCCAACCACCCGGAGGCCCTGGACCCCGTTGGCAATGGTCCAGGTGAGCCCGGTGACGACATCTGTCAGGAGGGAACCGCCCTCGGCGATCTGGGCGACGTTGTTCGAGGCGTCGAAGGCGCTCCCGACCCGAGGGATCGTCCCGAGTGAATCCGCCGTCGGATCGGTGGCGCCCGCCACCCGCGCAGTCACTTCCGAGCCGGACGCGCCAATGAACGCCATCTGAGCGTCCTTGAGTTGACCGGCCTGGATCGCGAGGACGAGCGAGGTCGGGACGCAGGAGATCAGGTAGTGGTACTCGTCGGTCGCCAGCTGCGGGAGTTGCCGCTCGAGATCGAACCAGACCAGCGCGTCGGCCGCGTTGGTGATCCAATCCGGCACCCAGACCTGGATCGTCTTGCCCGTGCCGGCGTCCGTGGCCCACCCGGCCGGGACGCGGTCCAGGATGATCGTGGTGGCCGTGATCGGAGTCGTGGCCGACACCGAGATGCGCACCCAGCCATTGTTCGCCGCGGTGGCGAACTTGTTGCCGGCGGCGGTGCCCCCGACTTTGAGCCACATCCCGCGGGCGAGCCCGAGCGTGGTGAGGTTGAGCGCGGTCGCGCCGATGGAGTTCGTCCCACCGGCCGTGGCGGTGATGTCGGCCGCGGCCCCCTCAAAGCCGACGGCCTTGAGCCGCGCGGCCGCGGGCGGCGCGGCTTCGTTCACCAGGCCTGCCGTGGAGACGGTGACGGAGGTCGAGCTGGCCGCCGATGCCCGTTTCAGGAAGTTGTTGCCGGCATTGGTGAACGCGCTCGACCGCACCAGGTGGCCGATCGCGAACGTGCCGGCGCGATTGGGATTCCCCGCCGCCGCGGCGAGGATCGTGATGACCCCCGTGGCCGCCGCCACGTCGGTGATCTCCTGGTCCGCCGCGGCATTGAACCGCTGCGGGGTGAGCTGCCAGGTGGAGAAGAGGAGCGCCTCGATCCAGTCGTCAAAGTTCCCCCAGAGCAGGGGCGCGGTCACCTGCCCGCCGACATCCTCCGCCACCGGCCGGATGTCCTCGACGTCGTAGCCGCTGACGAGCTCGGGGCTCTCGGCGGTTTGGATATTGCGCGCCAGGGTGTCCGTGGAGATCCGGACCCGTTTGATCGCGGGGGTCGCGATCTGGGTGCCGAACGTGTTGCCGAGGGCGACCGAGCCCTTGACGTAGCCGAGAATCGTGCCGCCAGCGTCCGCCATGGTATCAACTCCTCAGAAGGTCGGGTTGGTGACGACGCAGTCCCAGCGGACGTCGACGTGATCCGACCACCAGGTCCGGTCCCGCTGGCCCCCCCAGCGGCGGCTCTCGCGGAGGTAGAAGTCCGTCACGGTGCCACCCACCGCGAGCGGTGCGCCGGCTGGGAACACGTCCTTCACCGCTTGCGCAAGGGTCGTCAGTGCCCCGGCGCCACCCGTCGCCGGCACGAGCGGCACGAAGAGGTCGACCTGCATGAAACCGAAACGCCAGACTCGCCCCCCCGAGGCCGGGAGGGTCCGCAGCCGCTCGTTGCCCCAGCGATGCGTCACCCGAATCCAGGCCTCGCCCACGGTGGGCTCGTAGCTCGTGTTCTCGAGCGCCCGGTGGCTCGCATCGGGCAGGCCCGGCACGGTGAAGAGCCGAGTCTCGAGGGCGGCCACGATCAGGGCATCGCTCATTCATGCGCGCTCCGCGACCAGGCGGCGGGCAATGTCGGTAGCGATGAGGGGGGCGGCCGCGGCAGCGATCCGGACGAATCCCTGGGGGGCCTGGTCCGAGGAGCCGCCTTCCAGGATGACCACATGAGGCAACGGATTGCTGAGGATGCTCTTGTCGGGTTGGTCCTCACGTGCCCACGCCCGCTTGGTGCGCCCCGTGCGGCTCGGCGTGCCGGGGGAGTAGCGGCCGCCGTCCCGGATCTCCGTGAAGAGCGTGCCCACCACCTGGTCGACGAACCGGTCGGCGAGCTGGGTGACCCGCTCGGTGGACCGGGCCAGCTCCTGCTCGAATCGCTGCAGTGAGGCCGCGGGGATCATCGTTCGGCCGTGAGCCGGTAGAGGATGGGTGCCCCACCGTCGGTCGGCTCCAGGATGTCCACGTCGAGCAGGACCCAGCTGACGTCGGCGACGGTGAGCTGCATCCCGATCGCCGGGGCGAACGCCAGGCCCTCGGCCAGCAGGGCGACCTGGTGGACCCCACGCTGCACCGCCGACCCGCCCTCGAAGCTCCGGCCTTCGTCCTCGAGAATCCCCTCGAGGACGGTGCCACTGGTCTCGGTGCCGGCGCTGTTCCGCAGCGTCGCGGCGAGCCGCTGGGAGGTGGGGACCCGGCGCAGCGTCGCCCGGAAGAGCGTGACGGCGCTCATACGAGCACCGGCCGTCGCCAGGCATGAATGGTCGACTGGGCACCTGGTACCGAGTCCAGATCGTTCCCACTGAATCGGGTGAAGCTGAACTTCCCAATCGAGCCGCTTTGCAGGCCTTCGAGGTCTTGCTGATTGAGCCGCAGCGCGATCAGATCGAGCGCCAGCCGGAGGATGTCTGGCGGCCCGCTGTCGACCAGATAGCCGCGGGTGTAGACCACTTCGTACTCATACCCTTGACGCCAGAGACTACCGTCGGTCCGGGCAAGGGTCGTCCCGGCCTTGCCTTGGCGGACCTCGAACCCCGTCACCGCGGTCTCAGCAGCCCCTGGATAGGCGCGTTCGGTGACCGCGGGAGTGCCGGTCTGTAGCTTGTCGGGGAGGAAAAGGAGAAACCCACCGGTGCCAGTCAGGACCTGGGTCGCCGACGCGGGCAGCCCGAAGTACCGGCCCGTCTGTTGCTCGAGGAAGGCCTGCGCATCCGCGATCATCAGGTCGACTTCGGTCGAGTTCATGGTCGCCGCGGCGGCGACGCGATCGCGGACGGTCGCCCAGTTAAGCACGGTTCCCCTTCGACGCCTTGGTCGCCGGCTTCTTCACGGGAGTCGATGGAGTTGCAGGCAGTTCCGGCTGCGGTGACGGAGGGGCCGCCGATCGCACCTCCACCACACCTTGGGCGTCCAGCGTGAGCCCGTACCGGGCCGCATCCGCCACTGGGACGTCGCGCCCTGCCGCGACGAGCAGAAAGGCGGCGGCCGGATCGCCCTCTTCGACGATCCGAGATCGGTCGGCGGTCAGGTAGAGGCGGCGATCGGCAACGAACGCGGGCGGCATGGCGGGTCCTCCCCGGATGATCGTGAGCCCACCCACCGACTCACCGGTAGAGCAGGACCAGGGTGAACTTGCCGGCCGTGAACGCCGCCGTGGCGATTGTCACCGCCGGATTCCGCGCGGCGGTGAGCTTCACGGCGGTCGCACCAGTCGCCACCGGAATGATGCTCTTCCGACCGGCGGTCAGGCCGGCCTGGCCCACCGCCACGAGTAGATCCCCGGCGGCCTCGGAGTTGAGCGCCATCGTGCCGGTCGCCGAGGCGCACGAGGTCTGGACGTCGAGATACCCTGAGGTGATGATCGCGCCGATCGGGATCGGCCCGTCGTTCGAGCGCAACGTGATGGTTTGCGGGAGACCGGTGCCGCCGCCGTCGACGGCGAAGTCGTACTCACCGATCCAGCTCTTGAGCGCCCGGGTGCCTTCCATGACGGACATAAGGTGACTCCTCGCTATTCGACGAGTACGTAGACGAGCACGCCATCGACCGAGACGGCCGCTGAGAGCTCCAGGTTGAGCAGCGCCGCCGCCGCCGTCTCGCACCACCCGGCGGGGTTGTAGGGCCCGATGATGTGCGTGTTCGCGGCCATCGACATCTGGCCGCTGAGGGCGGTGCCGCCCGCGCCGGATTCAAACCGGGCGGTCACCGTCCCCGCCGCCACCAGCACGAAGGCCAGTACGCGGATCTTGAGGCCGGTGACCGCGGCGACCAGGGTATTGTCGCCACTCACCGCGTGATCAATCACCGCGTACTGGACATCGCTCTGGATCCCCATCGACGGCCCCGCCGGTCAGATGCCAGTGATGGTGCAGGCCGCAGCCGGTCGCGTCACGGTGAACGCGACCCGCATGTCCGCCCGCAGCGTGATCTTGCCCTCGACGAACTGCGTGCCCGAGTAGCCCAGCTGGATCATGACGCCGCGGCGGTCATCGAGTCGGGTGAAGTTGGTGAAATCCACCACGAGCCCCGTGTTCTCGGTCTGCGCGTCCGAGATCGCCACCGGGATCCCGAACAGGCTCTGGGGTCCGGGGCCCTGGAATGGATTCCCGAACAGGTAGTCGCCGTTCGAGTTCTGGGTGAGCAGGATGTCCTGCCAGTCGTTCGGATGGAACACCGCCCCGCTCGGGCTCGCCCGACCGGTGAACCGCACCTTGGTGAGCGCCTTCATGAACGCGACGATCGCGGGATCGGCGCCCTTGGCCTGGGTCTGGATCCCGGTGACGGCGTTGATGCCAAGCAGGAGAGGCGCGACGCCGGTCCCGACCAAGATCTGGAGGTCGAGCCGCTGCCGGAGCCCGAAGCCCAGGCGCTGCTCCAGGATGCTCCGGACCTGGGCCTCGTCTTCCAGCTGCTCATCGGTCACCGGAATCGAGTCGGTGATCTTCCGCACCGTGGAGGTCTGCTGCGTCCAGGCGAAGGCCGACTCAGCGAACGCGACGCCCTCTGCCTTCTCCAGCGAGGCGTGGGTCCGGGTCGTCTCCTCCATGTAGACGAAGCTCGCCTGTGAGATCGGGAAGGTGGGGATCAAGTCGGTGACCTGGATCGGCCGGGTCGCCCCTTCGACCAGCACGCCCGACCGGACGCTCTCGGGCGCGAACCCCGCCGAGGTCTGGAAGAGCGTCTTCAGCCCGATCTCGAGCGCGAAGGGAATTGGGGTGTGCGTGGCCTTGGACGCCTTGAACTCTTTGCTCTCGGAGAAGAGTTGACCCCAGGACTTGCGTTCGCCGGCCGCAGCATCCGGATGCTGCGGCCCGTGGACCGGCGACTTGAGTTGGCTGTCGCGAGACTGGACGGCGTCGGAGATCTCCTTGAGCTGGGCCTGCGTCAGGCGCTGGCCGAGATCGTCGAGCTCTCGGTTCCGCTCCTTGAGTTTGCCGACGGCTTCGCTCGCGTCCTTGGCGCCCAGCTTCTCGAGGACCTTGGCCCGGGACAGGTCGAACCCGTCCCCGTCCTTGGCTTCCTCGAGAATCTCCTGGAGCTCACGCTGCTTGGTGTGGAAGGCGTCGCGCTGTTCGACGAGGGCCGTGGATTCGGACATTGGAGCCGCCTCCTGATTCGGTTGGCGGCTTCGCAAACGAAGACGGCCAACCAGGCTGCGCGGATGCGCATGTCATGGTCGGCCGTCAAATGGCCCTACCGGGGATGTCCTACTTCGTCTCCACAGTACGTAGGTGCCGCTCGGCTGTCAATGGGTGGAAGATGTTGACCCACCCGCACCGCCGGCACCGCAACCGGACCTCCTGGGGATGCGTTGGTCCGAGGAATCCGTAGCGGGACGCCTTGAAGATGGCCACGAGATGCATCCCCATCGCCACCTCCGTTAACCACATCGAGCAGCAATGGCAGCGCAGCTGGGCCCGGGGCTTGAGGCTCTCGAAGCCAAGCCCCGCCGCGTCACCCTGGGCCACTGCCGGCAGGCTCACGTCGTCTGGAACCGGCGCAACGTCCGCTGGAAGCGCTCGAACTCCTCGGCCGCGGCGTTCTTCACCGTGGCAGCGGCCTTGGCGTCGGCGTCCGCCTGGGCAGCCCGATCAGCTGCGGCATCCTGGGCGGCCTTGGCCTCAGCGTCCGCTGCCGCGGCGGCTTGCGCCGTGTCATCCGGCGCCGGCGGCGATCCATCGCTTGGGGGGGGCATCCCCTCTGGCGCTTTCCGCGCCGCGTCTTTGGCGCTCAACGTCGCCGTCGCCACACCAGCCCCGCGCATGACCGGCGAGACTTCGAAGACCTCGAGCCGCTTGAGGATACGGTAGACGCCGCGCTGGCGTTCCTCTTCGCTCGGCGCAGCCCATTCCTTGACTTCGTAGCCGAAAGACCACTCCTGATCCTCGCCGAACTCCTTCAGCACGGTGAAGGTATCGCGACCCCGAGGGGTATCCAGAAAGAGCTGGATCTCAGCCTGGGCCTCGTCGCCCACCTCCTTGGTCGTGCCGCCACCGATCGGCAGGCCCCCAAACATCGCATCATGCCCATAGGAGGAAACCTTGACCCGCTGTTTGCCGATCGCGCCGCGCTTGATGATGTCGCCGTCCCGGTCCATCACATCGAGCGTGGCAAACCGCAGCAGCACCTTCCCTTTGTCCGCGTCCTTGAGCTCGACGGCCGCGATCGTCTTGGTTTCCATCTCAGGCCTCCTCCGAAAGAAGTCCGCTCATCCGGTTCGCCGGCATGCCGCCATTGCCGTTCATTCCTGACCCAGCGTCTGTGGGTTCCGGGGTCGCCTCGCCCGGCCCGAGGTAGATCGCCCGGGTTGGGTCGACCTCGAGCCCGAGCATCTGCTGGGCCCGGTCCACGCGCAGAATGCCGGCCTCCACCAGTCGTGCCGCCCGCTCCGCCTTCTCCTTCTCCTCCTCCTGGGAGGCCGCGAAGGTGGAGGTGTCGAAGCGGACCCGGAACCGACGCACCTGCGCGCCGAAGTCTGGGATCGCCTGGTTGGTGAGCTGCTTCGCCATATCGTTTTGCATCGGCCGGATGCAGCTGTTCCAGGCTTCCTTGCGGAGCTCGCGCATCGTTGCCCCAACCTTGGTCTGCTGGAGGCCTGAGCCGAAGCCCACGACGGCCGCCGGCACGCCGAGGGCCGCACAGACCCGCTCTTCCGCGATGTCCCGCAGGTTCCCGAGCATCAAGTTGTTGGGATCGAACCCGAATTGCTTGATGTCGGTCGGCGCGCCGACGACCAACCACTCGCCGCGCCGCGCGCCCGTGAAGTTCCGCATGTAGTCCTTCATCCGGATCACGTCCTCCTCGGACGGGAGGGCCTCCGACGAGCCCGGCGCGATGACGCCACCCGGCACGCCCATGTTCCCGAGAATCGCCGCCGAGAAGGTGGATGCCTCCTCGTCCGTGAAGACTTCGCGGAGCAGCGGCTTGAGCGGTGAGAGCCCCTTCCGGGGGTTCAGCGGATCCAACCCGAACCGGAAGTGCACGACGTCACCAACCGGGAGTCGCATGGGGATGCCGGTCGCCGAAGGGCGGTACTCGTAGTAGCTGATGAACTCCGAGCCATCCTGGGGCCACCGCGGCTCCACCAGGAAATGGGGAAGGTACCAGTAGCCGAGCACGTCGCCGATGCGGTTGCGGATCTTCTGCCAGTACCCGTTCCCATCGAAGCAGAAGCTCAACACCGTGGCCTTCCAGAGCAGCGTGTCGCCGTAGAACGGGTTCGGCTGCGCGAGGAGCCGCGTGAGGCCGTGCTCTTCATCGACGGACCAGACCTGCTCGGTCCGCCGTTCCACCTTGGCCTCGGCTTCGGTGAAGTTCCGGAGGATCCAGTTCACCGGGCTCATGATGACGTTCGCCTCGAGAAAGGCGTCCGGGAGTCCGCCGAACCGGCTCCAGCGCGCCGCGAGGTCCGCGGGGATGAAGCCATCCTCGGTGATGACGGAGAAGTGCTTCCGTTCCGAGCGAGGCCGGAACCAGTCGAGGACCTTGGTTAGAGCACCCATGCCAGCCTCCGTGTCTGCTCGCCTGCGGCGATCGCGTCGGTCCGCGCTTCCCAGGAGAGCGTGCTCGCCATCGCGAGATCGATCTTGTGCGGGCTATCCGGGCGTTCCTTCCGCAGGATCCAGAGGGGCTGACCCTCCTCGTCTCGCAGGCTGGTCAGAGCCCGACAGGCGTTCCCGAGGTGGCGCGTGAAAGCCGCGTCGCCGTCATGGGTGAGCTCACCCGCCTGCATCGCGCCCCGATAAGCTCGGAGCGCATAGGCCATCGGCCGCCGCCGGTTGCTCCACCACTCGACGACCCGCTTCTCCCCGTAGCGGCCCGCCCACGTGGCGACCCAGCTTTCCCATTTCGGCGGGTCGCAGTACATCCGGACCACGTGCCACCGCTCGAAGGCATCGCGGACCATGCCATCGACCTCCTCGACCGGGACCTCCCACGACGCCAGCGTCGGCGGTCGCTCCCAGACGCCAAGTACCCACTGATGGCCGCTCTCGAGCTCGGTGCCGACCAGCCCGGTCGCATCCTCATATCGCGACCCGTCAAATCCGAGCGTGATCGCCGCGCCCGGTGGGACCACATAGCCGGGCCGCACCAGCGTCTTCCACGTCGCGACGTCGAATGCCTTGGCGGTGGCCTGGACCCGACGGTTGAGCCAGACGCGTTCCGCGTACGCGGGGTCGGTGTCATCGTCCCGAAAACGCCGCATAATCCGGTCGACGTCGCTCCATCTCGCCACGAATGGCCCCGAAGCCTCGAGAATCGCCGCCCGAAGTCCTGAATCCGTCGAGAGGTCGTGTGAGCCCGCCGCTTCACGGTGAAAGAAGAACAAACGGGCGCCAGAGGCCGCTTCGGGCTTGGCGGCGAGCTTCAATGCGAAGTCCATCGTGCTCTCGGCGACCGACCCGGCACCGGGCTCCGGTGCCGTCGTGGTCTCGAGCGCCCAAGGGTCCGCCAGCGGCCGCTTGGCGAGGTTCGCGAGCATGACGGTCCACGCCCGCCGGAGATGGTCCAAGCTCATCCGGTGGGTTTCGTCCGCATGTGAAAACGTCGTCCGCGCCCCGTCACGAGCGTTCGGCGAGCCGGACACCGCTTCCGCCTTCCCATCGCCACCGCGGCGCATGATGCGCTCGAGCCCGATGTCGAAGTCGCCAGCGAGGGATGATTCCTCCAGAATCCGGCGGAGCGCGCCGTACGCCAGCTCTTCGGTCTGCTCCTCGGCGTACGAGATCATCGGGATGTAGGGATCCGTGACCCCACGGCCGAGCGGCTGGTTTGGCACCCCGCGGACGGTGGCAAAGCCAGCGCAGCGGACCGGCGCGTCGGGGTGGAGCTCGCAGGCGGCGATCCAGGCCGCGAACTCCGTCTTGCTCGATCCCTTCCGGAGCGAGAGCACGCATCGCTCGAACCGGCGCGTCCCGGCGCGGGGGTGCTTGGCCTTCGATGAGCGCCCACCCTTCTGCGTCATGCGGTACGGCGGGTGGATCTCGTAGAGTCGATAGAGCCAGGCGCGCTGTTCATTGTTGAGCCTCACGCGCTGACCCAAGAGATCCCCGGGACCATGGACTAGGTGCTGCTCGATGAACGCGACGACCTGCGGCCCCAGCGTCGGCCAGGGCTCGGCGTCGGGCGGGGGGACCATGATAATCACACGGCCGGCTCCGTCCGCCCACTCAGCGGATGCCCGGGGGGGAAGGCCGGCGGATCGCCCCAGTGCCACCCACGACGCGTGCGCTCCGTCGCGACAGGGGCGGGTGAGAGCCCAGGCAACCAGGAATACAGGAGCTCCATGGCGACGCGATAGCGGAGCTCGAACTCGATTGCCGGTGGAAGGGCGGTCATGACACCACCTTCAAGACATCCCGCGGATCCTTGAGAGCGGCCGCCTCCGCGGCACGGCGGGTCCGGCGCTTCGCCGTCTCGTCCGCCGCCGTCTCACCCTTCGCGACCTCCCACTGCAGCCGACGTCGGTCGATCGGGCTGAGCCCGAATCGGACTTCCTGCTGGCGGATTTCGGCCGCCAAGGCCACTAGCACCTTCGTGTCCGTTTCCGTCCACCGCCGCTGGTGCAATTCCGCCAGCAAGTAGAGCCCACCCCGCATGTCAGCGCCCAGGTATTCCTGGGCCATCGGGGACCGCCAGACCGCCCGCCACCACTCGATCACCCGCGGATGCCAGACTTCTGCCTTGCTTTCCCGCTCGGGCAATGGCGGCACTTTTCGCCGGGCGGAAATCCGTTCGCTGGGTAGGGTGGCGGCGGTCGTGTACCGATTCCGGCGCTGGCGGAGCTGGGCTGGCTTCGGTACGGGACCCGGCATGGCTCAAAACCGCCCAATTGCGTACGCCCAAAAGACAGGGCCTTCGGGTTTCCGCGGACCCCCCTGCCTAGAAGAAATCACGATCGCTGAGCTCATCGCATGATCCACCGTGCAGATCGCGGGACTGCCGCAGTTACCTGGGAGGCTCGCCCTTCCTCTGCTGTCTTCCGGGCATGGCATGACCGACACACGGCCTGGTGATTCGCCGGATCCCAGAAGCCAGGGTCCTGCGGGCCCTTGACTGGCTGGATATGATCGACGGCGGCGGTAGGGGACCGCATCCCCCCGCGCTCGCACGGATGGCACCACGGATGCTGCGCCCGATACTGGGCCGCGTAGCTTGCCCATCGGGCGTCGTATCCCCGGTCTGTTGCAGATCCCCGCGCGTGCAGGGGACAGGGCGCATACTGCGGGCACCCTGGCTCCTCGCAGACGCGGCTCGGCCGCGTCACTGGGGGACCTCGTTGCTGGCCGCTTCCTGCCGGACCAGGTAGAATGCGCGGCAACGGCATTTCACTTTACTCTCGCCCCTCTCCGGCACGTCCGAGGCCGGTCTCCCCGTGGAGACGCGGCCTCGAGGGCTCCCAGCATTGTTGTCGTGCAAGTTACTAGATCCCTCCGTCATTGTCAGGAGGCGGCGACCGCTCACTGCACCGGGGTCGCGAACTCGCCCTCGGGGTCGATCACGAGCTGCTGCACCTTGCCGTGGGTCTGCTCCAGAAGCCGGCGGAGCGCCCAGCTCTTGCCCCCGCCTGAGTTCGCCTGGAGTAGGAGGCGGCTATCGATCAGCTTGGGCAGGTCGACCTTGAGCCCCGGGCCCAGCTCGAAGGTCATCATGCGGCCGCCGCGCGCTTGGGCGTCACCGTCTGCCAACAGCATAGCGCGCTTGGTCATCGGGCCGCCTCCGTGGCATGCCACGGTTGCCCCAGCAACAGCCATCGCATGGGATCGGCCTCAGCGTCGGCTCGACTGATCTCCAGCTGGCCGTAGTACGAGGCGTAGAATCCGCAGACGTAGGGGACCATCCACGGCGCGTGCGTCCAGAGGTAGGGCCGCTCGGGAACCACCTTGCCTTGGATCTGCAGGTGACAGACCTGGCAGAGCGCGAGGAGGTTCCACCAACGATTGTTCGCCTTGTCGCCGTCGAGGTGGTGAACCGTGAGGACCCGCTGCTTGTCGTTACGCGGGTGCGTGCATCGGTCGCTGCACGGGGCCCGCTGGGTCGCGGTCTCGTTTGGGTGGCCGCACCGGATACACCGGTTGCCGGCGGCCGCGCGGACCGCGTTGTGGAGCGCCTTCCGCTCGACTGGGGGGAGGTAATCGCCGCGATACATGAGGCGCATCAGAACTCGCCCGCCGTCCCCGGCGGCGGGAAGTCGAGCTCGCCCTGCGCGTCCAGCAGCCGCAGCAGCCGGTCCAGGTGCGCGATCCGGGCGCTGGTCTCGTCGCCGTCGAGCAGGAGGTCGGTCTCCTTGGTGCGCAGCTTCACCACCTGGTCGTATTCGAGCGCCAAGGCAATCCGCGTGGATCGCGCGAGATGGGCCGGCAGCGCCACATCGGCGTCGAGTTGCACCACGGCCAACACTTCGGCGATCCCCGCCGTGCCGGCCATGAGCGCGTCAAACGGTGCCAGGGAGAGACCGAGGGCCGCCGCGTGTTTCCTGGCGGTCTTGAGGGTGGCGGTGAGGATCGGCAGCGCGAGCCGGAGGACCGGGACATCGCGGGGCGCCAGCGTGATCACGGCAAGGGCGGGAGCGGTGGTCATAGATCGTACCTCAGGTGGGTTCCCACCGAGCCGGTACGGACTCGGGAAAGTACGGGGCGAGATTCGTGACGCGCCCGTCGCGCACCGCGAGTCGGATACTCCGGTCGCGGGCATGATCGTCGAGCCGGTGCTTGCGACAGGTGACGACCATCACGTTGGGCTCCTCGAGCGCCCGGACCTGCTGCTGGCCTGCGCGAATCGAGGCGATCGTCGCTGTGTCAACGTCGGTGCGGAGCCGCCGCGAGAGCATGAGCACCACGTTGGCCTCCTCGCTGATTCCCGCCGATTCCTTCAACCGCTTGAGCCCCGGCGGGTAATACCGGTCGAGCGGATGCGGATCTTGGTTCAGTTGCGCGGCGGCCACGATCACGACCCCATGCCGCCGCGCCAAGTCCTTCAGCGCCCGCGCCGCTTCGGTCACCTGCACACGATAGTTCGCCCCCACGGCGCCGAAGTCGAGGCGATGGAAATGATCGATGATCACCGCCTGCGCGCCCACTTCACGGACGGCGCGCTCGATCCAGGTGGCGAGGTTGGTCAGGGTGATCCGGCGATCGGGCGGGAAGTGCACGTGGGGGTTGGCGAGTTGTTTGGCCAGCATCTGCTCGTGCTCCGCCTGGGCGCCGGGGGGCAGGTCAGCCCACTGGTTCCGCGCGACGGTGACCCAGTCGAGCCCGAGCAGCCACGCGGCCCACTGTCGGCGGAGCACGGGCGGGTCAAGCTCCAGCGGCACGTAGAGTACCGTGGTGTCCGCGCTCGCCCAGGCTTGCATCTGCGACATGAGACAGGCCGTCTTCCCGTTGCCCGTCAGCGCGCCCACGATCACGAAGTCGCCCGGCAGCATCATGCCCACCAACCGATCAAGCTCACTCCAGCACCAGCGCGGCGACCCTGTGTATTCCTGCCGGCCGAGCTCGATCGCCGCTTCGATCTGATCGTACGCCAGCGCATGGAGTGACGGCGGGGGCTCGGTGACCGGGGCCTCGTCGACGGTCCGGAGCACCACCCCGGTGTCGGTTCGACGCTGGGGGCGGGTCGCTTCCCGCGCGCCGATGCTCCGGCAGATGGCCTCGACCTCGCGCGGCTCGAGCGGCTGGGCCCATTGCGTATTCAGCCCGAGCGCCATCACCAGCACCGTGGGCGCATCGTGGCCCTGGCGGTACGCCCAGCCGACAAACCGGGTCATCGTGTTGTTCCGCTCACCCGGCTGGACGGTGAGCCACGGAATCATCCACGCGGGGAGCTTGTCCCCACGCGGCCCAGCGCCGCCCTCGCCCGGGACCCCTTGAATCCGCACGACGATGGCCGGCGGGAGCGCAGCCACCTCGTCGATCCGCCCGAGCCAGCGATAGACTGCCCCGGAGGCGTGCACTGACGGCGGCAGGAGCACGTAGCCGGCGTCCCCCCGCACGTCGAGCTTCACGCCTAACGTCCCGTTGGGGATGTGGCCACCAGGGTGCCGGTACCAGCGATGCCGGCCGCGACCCGTCTGTACTTCGAGCGTTGGTTCCGCCAGGAGCCCGGCTGCTTGCGCGGTGGCCTCACCGTCCGGGCCGTCGAGATCCAACACGACGTAGCCGCTTGCACCTGGCTTGCAGCCGATGTTCGCGTCGGGCCATTGGGTCCACCACCGCTCGACGGTCGCGGGATCGGCACTCGCCTCGAGGAGCCCATGCGAAGTCCGCGGATGTTTGCCGGGGCTCGGGCAGGTTGGGAGCCCACAGCTACAGTGCCCTTGCGGCGCGGTGTGGAGCGGAATCAAGACCCAGCCGCGGCGTGCATACTCCAACGCCGCCCGGGGCAGCCGTGATAGTGCCTTCGCGAGCGCGGTCATTGGCGAGGCACTCCGAGTAGCTCAACGGCTTCTCGGGATGGGAGCCCGTTCGCATCGTAGAGCGGGACCATGCGCGCCGGCGGGGGAGCGTAGTCCGCAAGCCAATGCTCGCCAGGGCCGAAGAAGGTGGCTGCGCGCTTCACGTACTGCGGTTCGGTGTGCTCGCGCTCGACGTAGCTGGCGTAGGCCTGGACGCCGGCGAGCATCGCGGCGGGGTCAGCACCAGCTCGGACCCGGGCTTGCCATGCTCGCCAGGCATCCGCCCGGGAGTTGTTGGGCCGCTTTGGGTAGGCAGCCCACGCTTCGTCAAACACGTCCGCCGGTAGTTGTTGTTTCTCTTGTAGTAGTTCGTCCGTCCGTCTCGTCCGTCTCGTCCGTCCGTACTTTTCCGGTCCGGCGACTGTCTCCGGACCGTCCGCCGGACGTCCACCGGACCGTCGGCGGGACATCCGGCGCCGGTACGCACGCTTCCGCTCGGCCTCTATCTCTGCGAGTCGCAACGGTTTGCCGTTGTACTTCTCCCAATTCTTCACTCGGCCATTGCGAACAAAGTGGACCGCGAAGCGCTCCGCGAAGGCTCCGTCGGCCAAATTCCAGCGCGCCCACGACTCGATCACGTTTGAGTGAATTTTATCGACCGTACCATGCCGCGCGTGGTCCGCCATACCGATCCACAGAGCCACCAAATGCCCCACCGCGGCCGCGGTGGAGATGCCCAATTCGGCGGCCATGGCGATCACCTGGGGATCGTCGTGTACGCTCTTCTGGACCCGGATCCAGTCAGCCATGTTCAGGCGGCCTCCGGCGTCGTCAACGGCCACGGCTCGATCCGACCGGTGAAGGCGGGTGCGACGTCCACCCAATCGTCGACGGCGCCACAACACCGACAGGTGTAATCCGTGTCGAGTTCCGCGAACCACCAGTCGAGGCAGCGGACACAGCGAAGAAGCGCCAGCTCGCGGGTCTGCTCGAGGAGCATCTCGTGAAACGACGGGAGCGGCTCGACCCACTCGCCAAGCCACGGCCAGCCGAAGAACCGTCCATCCGGCTCGGCACGGATGAGAGCGATGTTGGCACCGCGGCTGGGCCGGTATGGTGTCCGTTTGGTGTGCCGGCAGAGGGCGAGGGCCTTCCGTAGGTCGGCTGGTTCCCAGACCGCTTTGACCTCGACGTACTGCCGGGCACGGGGCAACCAGAAGTCGGGCAAGTAGAATTGGTCGCCGAAGTACTCGCCTTCGCGTTCGTATTCCCACGTGAGACCCAAGGCGTCGAAGGTCCGCGCCCAGTCGGCTTCGAGCTTCGAGCGGAACAGGATGCCGCGATAGCGGGTGGGGATCGCGTGTTGCATCACGTCGCCACCCAGACCATCACTCGGAGCCCGCTGGCGTTGCGGCGCTTGTCGCCGGGCGCCCAAATGTACCCCGCTTGGTGCAACTCGGTCACGCGAGGTCGAGTGGCGAGGACTGATTCCCCCATCTCCTCCGCCACCTCGTCGGCGGTGCGGCCCACCACACCGGCCCGGCGAATCACGTCGAGCGCGCGAGCGGCGAGCGTCGCTTGCCGGGGGGCGATCGCCACCGCCGCTTCGTGCGAGGTCGCGGGCGCCGAGCGTGTGGCGCGGGGCGGTGGCAGCGGGGGGTCGAACAGTGGCAGGCACTCGGTACCGACGAGCTTCATGGCGCTGGCTCCTTCTCCTCGAGCGCTATGTCCAGCCCTGGTGTTGGCCAACCGAGCGCTGTATCAGGGGTACTGATGACCATCCTGGTGCCGCCGCTGGACGAGAACGCTGTCTGGTCGCCTGCAACACCGGGCGGCCGCGAGACAAAGCCCGTCCCATTGCAGACTGGGCAGCGCTGCCAGAGGACGTGCGTCATCCCGCCGGCTCCTCCTCCTCCAGCGGCACATCGTTCGGGTGCCGGTGTATGTCACACCAAGTCAGCGAGCTGAGACGGCTGCGCCAGCGCGCGGGCTCCTGACACGCGGGATGCGCAACCTGGTCGGAGAGCCAACAATTGCGGGAGCAGACGGGCGGCTCAGCCGTCGCGCGGTTCTCAGCCATTCCTCATCCCCCCCTCCGCGAACAGGCCCGTGCCTTCGGCGGAACACGTCACCCCGAGCCGCCGGTTGGCGTAGTCAACCCATCGCGGGTCGATCTCGAATCCCAAAAACTGCCGGCCCATGCGCCGGCAGGCCACGCCCGTCGCCCCGCTCCCCGCAAACGGATCGAGCACTAAGTCCCCCGCTCTCGTGTGGAGGCGAAGGAAGTGCTCGACGAGTTCAACGGGTTTCGGCGTGGGATGTTGTGTGGCCGCAGGCTTAATCCCCGAGAGCCGCACGACGTTCCCGGTTTCCACGCCCGACCCCTCCCATTCCCACTTGAGCCGACCCCGCCGCTGGTGGGCCACGAGGATCAGCTCGTAATTCCGCCGATACCGCCACCCCATGCCGAGCCCCACTTTGTCCCAGACGACGGCATGAAAAAATCGCCACGGCGCCTGGTCGAGGAGGAGTGACCACCGAGCGAATTGCGGATCGGGACCGCCGCCGCCGCAGCAGCAGCAGCAGCAGCAGCAGCAGTAGTCGGGTGTCATCACCCGAGCTAGTTCGGATAACACGTCCGCCAGCAATGGAGTGGCCGCCGCACCATCGTTTTGAATCGGTCGAGCTGCTCCGTGCTCCGCCACCGGATATCCCAACGCGGCCTCCCGGTGATGCGCGAGGTCGCCGTTGTTGTTGTTGTGGCCGTACGGCGGGTCCATGAATACCATCGGCACCGAGCCATCGGGGAGAAGCCGAACCATCTCCCGCGCATCCCCTAGGTGAACGCGACCTAACGCGAACGGCCCCAGCCTCTCGCTCATCCCGTCCCTACCTCCTGCACATCCCAACCGTCACGGCCCGCTCGCCGTACGAGATAGACCGGGAACAGCCAATAGAGCTCGGCCACGACTTTGAGTTTCACGGCCGCATCGTCTTCGAGGTAGCCTTTCACCTCGTGCAGTTCCAGCGCGCCGTCGGGGAGCTGCACCAGGAAATCGGGCGTGTACCACGTCTTGTCTGCCAGCCGCAGCTTGACCGATTCCCACCACCAGGCAGCAATGGCGCCGGCGCGTCGTTGGACCTCGAGATGCTGCGCGTACGCTTCCTCGGTGCGATTCATCGACCCGCGCGGCTTGGCGCCGAGACGGCCGCGGGGGCGACAGCCAGTCATCCGCACCCCCACGCTGGCGCCGCCCGGCACCAGCG